GAGCCGCAAGTGTTGATTCCTTGCGATAACTTTTGTCACAATACTTACAGGTGTAACTCATGTTTTCTTATATATGTTTCCAAGTAATCATTTAACCACCCATGTTCACCGGTCAAGCGATGTCGTAGTTCTGGTTCAACATGTTCTTCGTTAGGTAAGTGTAGTACACCTGCTCGGTGTTGTTCTCTAACTGCACACCACCTAAAACCATCAACTATGTTTTTGTGTTCGTCGAGTAGTGTTAGCCTCGCTAAGTCCTGTTGTGACATACCGTGCCACCATTCGTCTGCTTGTTGATACATCACAACTTGGTGCCCTCTTGATTCAAGACTGTGTATTGTTGACAACATATTGTACATTAAATTCTCTAGTCTGTCTACTAGGGATTGTTTTTCGTACTTTTCTCTAAATAATACCCATTGTTTGGTATCTTGATCTTTCCAACCTTCAATCCATCTGTTCTTGCCAAATAACTGATTCTGAGGATTAGTCCAGGCTCCTTCCCACACTTCCTGTTCTGTAGGATATATACCGTCGTCGTAACGACAAATTGGCAATTCTTCTCTACTGATAAACGTTAGTCCTAGTATGTATAGACATGTGCTTGGAGTTTGAAAACTATGTTTAAGAGCAGTTCTTAGTATTCTTGAATTGGCACTTCCGCTTATAGTCAGACTGTGTGCAGAGATGCCAAGACGGTTAGCCAAATCTACATGGCCGTTGCCTTCAACGTAAGTATGCATGTAACTGCAACCGTTGACTACTAATTGCTTGTTCATTTTAGTGCGCTCTTGACTTCCTTGTCAGCCCACCCGTGTTGTTTACCTAATTGTACCAGTTCGTCTTTGGTTGTTATAGCCGCAAGTGTTTCTAAGTCTTCATCTGTGTAGTCTGGATAGAAGTTGCGCAAGAACTTAACCACTTTGTTATTGCTTTCACGTTTCTTTTGTTTGATCCATTCATGCCTGTGTGTGCCCATGCCTGGACTCACAGTTGTTGCCAACAACCATTGCAGTTCTGGATACTTGCTTAGGTCGAACCAATTCTTGTTTAATCGTTCGTTACAACTCATCAGATAGTATCCCTGTAGTTCGGCACTGCCACCGACTGCACTACCCCAGCGGATCATGAGGAAGTTGCTGAACTTTTTGCGTTCTTCATCCGTGAGTTCACTATAGAATGATCTGTTCTTGAGATCAAACTGTTTCATTTCATAAAATATGTCTAGTTTGTTCATACTGGATGATGCATTACGGGTCCGTCGTCGTCTTTCTTACTAAGTTCATACAGTACTTTAGCACGTTCTAGTGCTTCTTGCAAGGCGGGATTGTCCTTTGCGGCTTCAACTATTTTGTGCCAGTAGTGCGACTCTTGTATCCAATTGTCCACTGGGTATGTTCCTATTAATACCCTTTTGCTGTTTGCTTGTCCAAGTGGTCTACCCCATATGTTGCCATATGTGTCATTTTCGTAAATGTATTTGGTGCCTGTTTCTGTGGCTTCCCATTCAATTTGATCTTTTGGATCCATCTGTGTATTTCCTTGCAGGTTCTGTGACTATGTATCTACCAGTTAGCCTATCCTGGAAGCCCTCAATAACTTCGCGATGCAGTGGTAAATCTTCTAGCCCATAGTCAGGCGAAGTACATTCGTAGTTGGTATTGAACGTACTAGCAAAATAAACTTGCGGTATATCTATATCTTTAACACACTCATGCACAAACTTGTGATGTAGGTGTCCGTAGTCACCATCCTCGTTATGTGTGAGTATCAACTTGTATCCTTGTGTCAGGTATTGTATTTTTTCTCTTGCTTCTTGGCCGTCAAATCCCAACTCGCCACGCTCCACATAACTGTAGTCATCGCGGTTGCCAAGAAAGTAAGTATCAATATTGCGCTTACGCCAAAACGATCTTACTTCTCGAGCTCTATCATCCTTGTCGAAATAGGTTAGGTACATTATGTCCCATTCGAATCTAGTATGATTATACAGGAACGGATACCCAAATATAATACAATCATCTGGGTGTGCTACCAGTAGTAATGCTCTACCAGCACTTGGAATAGTCAACGATTTCACTCTGTCTTGAGATGTCTTTAACAAAATATGCACATCTTGGTTTTTTAACATTAGTTTCCAATGGTATAGCAAGTAGTTGCCCCGGACGTAATTTAGGAAAATACCATTTTACGTCTTGATATATGTCGGCTATTTCTATGGGAGCAAAACTTGGCCGGTAGTCGCTCAGTGGATTAAAAATGTAAGTGTTGAATCCTCTATCATTTATACTAGTTAACGGAACCACTTCTAAGTCTCCTACGTCTGGTTCTCCGATCAGCACATGCCAATCCACAGGCATTTTAATTTGAGCGTCACCTATACGCAATACCAATGCTGGACTATTGAATGATTCTAAAAATATCAACGGAATATAAAAGTAATCAGGATTACGAGGGTCGCTATTGTCTAACACAGCAAATCGCATGTCGTCTACTTCATCTGGTATTTCGTTTAGCTCGTATGCTACATCGTCTAGCGTTAAAATTCTCATTAGTAAGTCAGTCTCCAGTTTTGTATTTTATGATCGTACCATATCTTTATATCGGCATTCTTGTTCCGTACTCTGTTTAAAATTGTTTTTGCAGGACTACCCCATATAGTGTCTTCAACACGCATGTAGATATCATCATTCATGTGAGCCCTCCATTTTAGCACCAACACAAAATGTTCAACACGGCAATAATTAGGCAAATCTCCCGTTGGGATAGTAAACATAATATTGTCTACATCTATTGTTTCATCATTGAGATCAACAACGAAAGGTGTGTGTTTGTGTATTGGTTCAAATTTTAAATCTATTCCATCTGCTTTAAAACTTGGTAACTGTTGAAACAGATTGTTTATCATGTTAAATCTGTACAGTGTACTGTCTGCAGGGTGCTTCTGCTGAAATGTGTCGTTAATTGTTTTTTCGTATGCGTCGTCAATCTCAATGTCAGGTTGAAATTCGAAGGCTTCTGACTCAGCATATACCAAAGGTAGTATAGGATGATTTCTGTAGACTTCTGCTGTTACTTCAATCTTTCCTGGAATAAAAGTTCCACCCCACTGTTTAGCATGCTTAGACAAGTTAACAATATTCTCGTTGAAGATAGGATTGCCAATGGTCTCCGAAATAAAATAATCTACGTCGTCTGGAATATCTGCTCTGTTGCAACTCAAGAAGTTTTTGTTAATTACCTGTACGTTCTTAATACCAAGTTTATCAATCATGTCTCTGGCATACTTTGCACGGCCTGGATCCATTTCAACACTATACACTTTTTTAGCACCAGCTTTAGCGGCTAGTATGCTTAATAGTCCTGTGCCAGTACCTATATCGCACACGACACTGCCAGGTGCTACACGTTCAATTGCGGCCTTGTATGCTATGTTGCGCCCAGTGTCGTTAATCATTGGCATGTAAATGCCATTGTTCTTGAACCAATCAAAGTCTTCTGTTGAATGCGTGACGGTGTTGTCAGTCATGTATTTTAAACCTGTCTCTTATAATGTTTAAGTACCTATCTGCTAGATACTCTTGACTCTGTTCTGACCCATGATATCCTGGATCTTCTTCCGAAAACGGATACTCATTTGTAGCATATGCAGGTGTGTCTTCAAATCTAAGTGTAAAATGTTGGTCTGGTATTGAAGCAGGAAAGTGATCTCTAACCATGTCACTGGTCCATATATTACATGCCACCAACAAGAAAGGGATCTTGTGATAGTGCAACTGCGTGATGCCATCACGTATGATCCACCTGTCTTGTTGTAACTTCCAGTTGCTGTCGTACATAAAGTTAATATAGTGTCTTACTGCTGTGTTTGTTTCCTTGTCTAACTTCTGACTACGGTAATGGTGGTCGTAGTTTTCTGCTAGACTGAAAATAGTTTCTGAAATCATCCTGTAGTTGTTGTTGCCCCAGTTAATATTGTTAACTCCTACCTTGGGGTCATAGCCAGTGCCGTGATCTGTTTGCAGGTGTTGCTGTAGGTCACTGTTCCAACCTTTGTTTTCGTTCTTGGGTGCTACATAGGGTGCGGCCCCTCCTGGTATTTCCATTCTGTCATGGAACGTGGGTGCTACTATAGCAAAGTCTGGCTTTTGGCGTAGTATCTCATCTATCATTACACGTATGCCGCCATTGCTCATGCCTTGACGTGCTAGATGTACCAAGTCCCAATCCAATTTAGCCGCTAGTTTTTCGCCCCAACTGGTTCCTACTAGTGCAGGGTCTGTACTGGGCGCACTGAAACTGCACCCTGTGATCATTAGTTTCTTTCTTATTGCCATTCTGTTTTCTCCACAGCAAACGGATAGTTTGCATCTCGATAGAATGCTTTACGTTTAGTTAAGTGTCTTTTTGCAAACTTGCAGGTACTGGTTATATCCCAGATCTGTACGAAGTCTTTGTCTTGGGCTTTACGAATGCCCCGACCAATGCTTTGAATAACACGTACAAAACTCTTACCAGGTTCAATGAGAACAAGATTAA